GTGTTATTATAGCTTTGTGTCCAAAGGATAGGATAGCTATATAGCTAAAAGTATATTACTCCGATTATATATCCACAAAAGAAGAAGGCTGCAGCCCATATAGGTTCCTGCTTGCAAAACTCCCATATGTTAGCCCAATAGTCTAGAAATTCTTTCATTACAACCTCCAGGTTGCTAGACACATTATCCCAATTGGTAATAATATTGGAAGAGTCAATAGTGTTAGGAACTCTAGTTCATAGATGATTCTTGTTAGAACTTCTCTTGGGTCTTCGAATCTTTGCACCATGCTCTTCGCAACAGTCAATATTGCTGTGGTCATGGTTTCTCCATGTTATTAATAATAATTATACTTGTATATCACTATCAATGATACACAATCTATTTAGTAAACTTTTAGTTTTAAAATAAAAATTTTTAAAATTAAGTCCAAAACAACAGCACAAAGATACAGAACCCACCTATGCCATATATAAGTATGGATAATACCCATGTAGGTATTTTATCAAACATTAATAGATTGTTTTATGACAGATTAAATGTCTTGGTGAAGTACCGGTGCAGACCTCAATAGTATCTCTGTTCATCTCTTTCTTCTGTTCTGTTGCAACTGATTGAGTTGTAGCACAACTAATAGTAAAGATTAGTAAGAATAGTATATTTAAAAATTTCATCGTTTCCTTAGATTATGAATTAAACAAGCTGTATTACCTAAGTAATACACCTGATATTTATAAACTAATTAATCTTAATGAAATTTCTTTTTGTCTTTTGGTGGCCGTGCATATTTGAATTCTTCATAATCAGATTGGTCTGCCATATCTTCTAATATCTCTTCAATGAATTCTGCATCTGGTGGTTCTAGAAAATTATCTTTTTCATGAGTTAGTAATCTATCAAAATGTCTTCTCATCACTTCTTGAACTTTCAAATCTTCTGCGTTGGCCAATGGTATAGATTTGTTTTCAATCATCTCCATCCATTTAGCAGATGCGTTATCATAATATGGAACGAATTGCTCGTTCATTATATTTCTGTGGACTATTTCAAACTTGGGTATGTTTACTTTCTCATCAGAGCTTAATGGTGAATAGGGAAAGAATACTGCGTTTGTTCTTGGTGTGCCTGGAACTAGAGACAATTGGCAAATCATTGGTAATGTTATTTCAATCTTATCACCACAGTCTCTAGTCATTCCGACTACTTCTGTTCCGTTCTTCAGCTTGATAACTTCGTATCTCTCTGGTACTAGGTCTGTTGGTGACGCCATTTACTTTAGCTCAAATTGTTTAAGTTCATAAGGAAAACTCTCCTCATTGTATATATTTATGCGTTCTTTTAAGTGAGCAAGGGTATAATTATTACATTTTAAGTCATCTGCGATATCAAATAACCTCATATTGTCTTTACCTTCCGCCTTACGAAGACCCCTACCAATAGATTGTAGGTTTCGTATTCTAGATTTAGACGGACTTGCAAAGACCACATTGTCAATCTTCTTGATATTAATACCAGTTGAGAAAGTTCCGTATGACGCTAGTATGACACTTTCTTTAGCCTTCTCTACCAATTCTCTAACTGACTCTCTATCTTCTGTATCTGTTCCACCATAAACATAATGTAACTCTTTTACTTTCTTCTTTAACATGGGGTATAGAACCTCTCCATGTTTCTCTACATATTGGAATAATACGAGTGTGTTTCCTTTTAGACTTGCGACTAGATTAGTTATGAAGTTATTTCTTGCCTTACAACTAACAAGATAGTCCATCTCCTCTGCGTATGTTCCTTTCTTCTGTTTGGGGTGTTCAAGTATTAAACAATCAATATTAATTTGTGCGATTGTTCCTTGTTCCATGAGTTCAGAAGATGATATAACTTTCTTAACAGGTCCAAACAAACCTTCTAACTGTAATCTATGAACTTCTGAACCATCTAATGTTCCTGTTGTGCCTATTCTAATTGCAGTAGACTTCATCTTCTCTAAGATACCTTTAAGTGTTGTTGCTTTAAATAAGTGTGCTTCATCTCCGACAACCATATCAAATGATTGCATTACTTCTTTGGGTGCTTTACTGAATGACTGCCAGGTTGTAATTGTTATTGGTGCATCGAATACTTCTTGACCATGATATATCTTACATATTCTTTCTTCATATCCATAGTCTATAAAATCTTTTGTCATTTGTTCTACCAAGTTAGTTGTAGGAACTATGATTACAGTTTTCTTATTGTAATATCTTGCGAGTAAATATATGATTAATGATTTACCACTTGCAGTAGGTGAGAGTAATAATTGTCTACCATACTTAATTGCAGTAATAAACGCTTCTAGTTGATAGTCTCTTGGTGCGAATGGAAGATTGAGTTCGTTTGCAAACTTCTCTAAATCTTTTGTATCAGTCTTTTCTCCAATTACATCTTCTATACCACTAAACTCGAAACCTCTTTCTCTACAAAACTCGTCAACATATGGTAATAGACCTATGTATATTCTATTTGTTTTGATTGAGAATAGTCTTACTTTGCCATCCCAATACCTATTTTTATAAGAAGGCATGAACTTAGCATTTGGAACTGTAAACGAAAAGAAGTCATATAAGTCTCGTGCAAGTCCATCGTCACAATGAACTTTCATAAAACATTCGTCTACCTTTGAGACGATAACTTGATTAGATATAGGGTTGACCATGATACCAACTAACTAATGAAACTCTTGTTCCTCGTGTCACTGGCGTGACTTGGTGATGCACAAACGAAGGAAATACAATAAGTGTTCCTCTTTCCTTTGCGCTATAAGGTGCAGTTTTAATATATGGGTCTACATTAATGTTCTGAGAGCCTGTTGATTTGAGTTTATCAAACAAACCTGCTGGTTCAATCCATTGAAAGAGGCCTCCTTCATATTCATCTGCATATGATAGTTGAATTGTTGAACTCAACTTTCTCATTCTACCACCTTCCGATTGGGGATCCTCACCGGCATCTGTATGCCATGTGTAGAAATCTCCTGTGACTGGTGCACCTGGTCTATGATGATAAATTGTATATTGATGATTCTCCACATGGTCCCACTGATGTAACCAATCAGCTTGTATACCTGCTTGATGTATTCCGTCTGTTATCTTGCGCTGAATATCATTAGGCATAATATGATGTTCTATCCACTTAACATCAGATTGTCTGATAAAGGCATCATCATTACCGTCTAAGTGGTCGGGTGGTGCATCTGGATCCTTATCTAAATTACCAACAAGACCAGGAACTAAATCTATCTGATTTGCGACAGCATGTATTAATTCAACCTCTCTTGGTGTGAAATACTCCGGAAAGATAACACAATATTGTTTTAATATCATTATTGTCCTGCCATGAACTTACGCCAGTCTATCGTATTCTTGATTGTTTGATGACGCCATGTTATATTATCCATACATCTCTTGACAAAGTCTACAGTTACTTCAAGATATTCAATCTTAGATTTTAATTCTACTAAATCTTTATCTGAGTTGAAGAAGTAATGGAAATCATTCTTCATTATTTTAAGACCATCGAATGGGTCTTGTGGCCAACGAAGCTTCTGTATCGTATCGTCATCTAACTTACCTGTAAACCATAACCATTTATACTTTAATAGTTCGTTATAGTCTTTATTATACTTACGGAGTAGTAATATTTTGGTGGTTAATTCGTCTGAGTATTTTGCGTGTAGCTTGGGAACGACTAATGAGGCTTTATCGAGTTCAATATCATCGATTTCACAATCTTTTTCCCACTCAGCTTTCAATTCTTCTAAGTTCATAATATACCATTATAACACAATACACTAGTATTTATAAGGGGTTTTAGGACTTGTCTGCTATGTCGTAATATGAGAATCTAAATGATACATTGACTAATGCTGGTTCGGCCTCAGCACCAGATTCTAGTTCTATCGAACCCAATGCGATAGGAAAACAGTCATGGAATCTGATATATCTATTTGGGAGATTTTTATTTGTGTTGATAACTAGTGTTATATCTGAGTATTGATTTAAGTCATTCGCTACAGACTGTAAAATATTAGTGTTCGATTTAGCAGTTCCAGTAAATGTTCCATACAATTCGGGGTCACTTAGAGGAACTATAGAGTCTATCCAATTGTATATCTCTACAAAGTTCTGTAAGTCTTCATCTACTAAAAACCCTACTTCTAGTGTATCGAATGTTGCCTTATCGCCTGGAAAGAAAGCTTCTAGACCAACGCCAGCAGGTTGAACTGTTTCTCCAAACTGAACACCTGGTATGTTTACTGTTCTAACATAATACTCTACAGTAGGAACTTTATCTATTACAAGTCTAAAGTTATTTCTGTTTAGTACCGATTTGTTTATATCTGTTTTATATGCCATACCACTATTTATGCAAAAAGGGGACCGAAGTCCCCTTAGTTGAGAAAGTAATTACTTCTCGGTTACAAACTCATTCAATTGTCTTGCAGTTGCGATAACTTCTTCCGTTGCAACAAATTGGTCTTTATAACTTCTTTTGTCGTTTGGAAAGTTTTCGTTGTGCATTACGATTGAATCGTTATCTCTATAGAGATTACCTTCTAAAAGGCCTTGTGCTTGATTGAGCAGGTCTGCTCGGATTTCGAAACCAGACTTTGGTCCGGTGCTTATTATATTTGACATAATTTCCTCCTGTGTGTATGTGTGTGTTATGTCTGTATCTTAATGATACTTTATATTTAGTGCATAAAAAAAGGGGTCTCGAAAGACCCCTTTTAGACTCGAACTGAGTTTCAGTTACCTGAAATTCTAATTACAGAATATTGCTTACTGCGATTTTTCTGTAGTATTGGTTAGTTCCATCGGAAGCAAGACCGTTAGCAGGTGTAGCACCTACGAATGGGTTTGAAACCATTCCGTATCTTGTTTTGAATCCGATTTTTGGTTGGAAAGTGTTCTCGCCAACTGCTCTCACCATTTGAAGTGGAACATATGGGCAATAGAACATACCAGCGTCATAAGGATTAGATCCTCTGTAACCAACTGTCATGTAGTCTGAACCTGCATAAGGGTCAACATACACTTTAACTCGGCCGTTAAGAACACCTGCAAATGTATTGCCTGTGTCATCAACATTCAAGTTAGTTGATAGTGCTGGAGCGTAATCTAATACGCCTGCCATTGAAAGAGCAGATGCAACATCACTTGAGCAAAGGATAAAGTTACCTTTTCCACGCCTAGTTTCTTTTGCAATTGTATTTGATTCTCTTTCGATTTGGAACAATAAACCTTTGAACTTCTCAACTGACCATCTTCCGTTAGCGTCAACATCTAAGTTGAAAGTACCAGCAACAGCTGTGCCAGCGGCACCAGTTTTTGCTTGGTTGTTTACTTCTCTTACAACTTCTCTGTTAATCTCTGCAAGTATTTCACTTGAAAGAATGTTTGCTAACTCTGATTCAGCGTCAAGACCGTGGATTGCTTTAAGGTCTTGTGCAAGTTCTAGAGTGTATTCTGCTTTTAATGCTCTGGATACAGCAGTCACAGTTGATTTCTCAATAGTGAATGACATTTCAGCAAATGCGTTATCGGCCGCATCGCCTAGTGCTTCTGATGTAGCTGTGCTCATACCAGTTGAAGTTGCGTTTTGATACGCACTTGAACCGGCAAACGGATCACCTTCTGGATCGGCATCAACACCAGCATTGTCTGTATTAGCTGCGGCTGAATGAGCTGTTCGAGGCTCATTAACACCCATAGCTTCAGAATTTGCTAATCTTGTACCTGAAGGGTAATCTTGGTATCTTGCTTTCATAGCGAAGATAAGTCCTGTCGGACCAGTCATTGGTTGAACACCACAAATGTCGTAAGCAACGAGATTTGGCATAGCTCTTCGAACTAGTGAAATTAGGATAGGATCCCAATTACTAATTCCAGTGCCAGTAGCATTTAAAGGTGCTGCCTCCGCAAGAGTTGCTCTGTCTTCTGCAAGAGCTTTTTCTTGGTTTTCAAGGATTACAGCAGTGACGGCTCTTTTGTAGTTGTCTTCGATTTTAGGTAAATCGGAGTGCTCTAGAATAGGGCTCCACTTTTCTTGTAAATTTTCTGATAAAAACATTTCTATTTCCTTTAAATTTAACCTAATGGTTATTGTTTAATATTAAACTTAACCTAATGGTTGTAGTTTACTAATTGCAGTCGAATACTGGTTCATAGTAGGATCGATAATTGTCTCTTCTGAATCAGATGAGAAATCACCAGTTCCTTCTTCTACTTTAGTATCTTCTGCGATGTTTTCGTCTTTTGGAAAGTAAGCATTCTTAAGTTCTTCAACTTTATCACTAAAGTCTTCAGCACTTGTGAAGTCTACACCTTCTGCAAGGGAAATCATCTTCTCTGTTTGTGATTCAGTTAGGTCATTACATGCCTCTCTAATCACATTGCCTCTTTTGAGCTGGTCGTTTTCTGCGACAACTTCCATATTTTTAGATACTTCGCTGTCGAGTTTTTCTTCCATATCATCAAGACGATTTGCGAGTTCATCAATAACATTATACTTATCTTCGGGAACTTCAACATAATGTTCTACGAACAATGTTTTCAGTCCATCGATAAAGTTATCTGTCATTTCTGACCTCAAACCCCTTTCGATTGCAAGTTCGTTTTCTTTCGTCCACTCTTCTGCACAATAGGATAGATACTTGTCAACTGCTTCCGAAAGGTCGCCTTTAACTTTATCTATTGAGGTTTTTAAATTCTTTGAATAAGTTGATTCTAATTCTTCTTTGATTTCTGCAACTTTTGAAGTGACTGCAGCCTTAAAGATAACTCTTGCCTTTGCAGAATTTTCTTCTGAAAGTTCAAGTGCTTCTGAGATTTTTTCTAGGTCGTCTTCTATTTCAATCTCAATTAAGTCGGATTCGATTTTAGCAGACTCTTTGACTTCTTCGTCATCTTCGTCTTCTTCATCGTCATCGTCTTTCTCTTCTTCGTCTTCGTCTTCTTCTTTCGCTACTTTTTCTTCAAGTTTCGAATATGTTTCCGCAACTGTTTCTTCGTCTGAACCCTTTAAGAATTCAACGATGTTTCTTGCGATTTCTGCTTTAGTCAAGGATTCGTCAACCTCTAGAGTATCTTTACTTTCAGACTGTACCATTTCTGCATACATTGTCTGTAAGTCTTCTTTACTCATATCCTTCATTGTGTTGACCATAGCCTTGATATTCTGCATTTTAGTTGGAGCGTCTTCCGAGATAGCTTTACCACTATCAGTTTCTTCACCTTCTTTAACTGCTTTCAACTTAGGTTGCTTCTCTTTTGCACCGGCGCCTTTCTGTTGGGCATCGCCCTTAACTTCTTTGGTTCCTTTTTCTGCACTTTTGACTGAAGCAACTGCTTTGTCAACAGGATTTTCTTCTGGTTTGACGACTTCACCTTTACCACTTTCAATTTTAGCGGCATCAGATGAACCTTGCTTAACAGGTTTTGAGTCACCTTTTTGAGCTTTAGAATCTGGCTGAAGAGCCTCTTCTATTGCCTGTTCTAGGTTTTTTTCTAAATCTGCCATTTGTTTCTCCTGTTTGAGTTTTAGCTTAACTCTTTTATTTATATATTATAGGTTCTCTACGAACTTCTTCCATAAGATTAATTTGGTTTCCTCAAGTTTATTAAGCCTTGCAGATTTTAAATCTTTCTGCATTTGTTCGGCGTCTCTTGCTTTAAGAATACCAGATTCATAGACCCACTCTACTCCTTCCATGATGCCTTCTACGAAAGCCTCTGGAGCACTAGGGTCTGCAACGATGTCAGCGGCCGTTGCCAGCTGAAAATCGTCTTTAACATATTGAGCACCGCCTCGTTGTTCAAGTGAACCCAAGCCACGAGAGGATACTCCTAGTTTTGCACCGTCATTAATCAGATTTCTTACAATCTGACCGTTTGGTGTTGATAAAATCTTTGCTCTCCCCATGAAATTATTACCATCTTCTTCTAATTTGGTAATCATGTGAGATACTTTGTCTAAATTGATTGTTGGACCGTCTGGATGTCCTAACTCACCGAATGCTCTGTCTTTCTTGACAAACTCTTTTACATAACGGGTTACTTCTTTTGCCATTACAGCTTTGGGATATACACGACCATTTCTGTTTTTGATTTCTGACTGCATAAAAATACCTTCTATGAAGTATTCTTTTTCACCCTTTTCGTTTGCTTCAACGATGACTGGTGAAACATTATAATTACTATATTCTGATATTAATTTCATGTGTTTGTCTCCTGTATGACATCTAATATTTCTTCTTTTGAGATGTTCTCTTCACCCATTTGTTTCAGCATATTCTTAATATTTTTCATCTCTTTGTCGGCTTCTTTCATGTTTTTGTATGGATCTCCCATAGACACTCCATCTATATAGACATGAACCTTTCCTCGTTTATCTTCGCCAAATCTAACATCCAGCGTTTTACCACCTACTTTCTCAGTAGACTTTTTAACTTCTTTCTGGTCACGAGGAAGTTTAAACTTTGCCTCATTCAGAATTGTTGTTATCTGTTCCCAAGTCTTCGCCATTATTCCAATCTACTGACATTTCGACTCTTTTCATATCGACAGCGTCAGCAGCCTTTTGTTTGATGCCTTGATTTATTGTATCTTTCGCATCGTTTAATTTACCAGCTTCTATCTGGTTTACTATTTTATTACTAATTTCTGACATTAGAATCCATCTCCATCTTCTTCGTTATCACTATGTCCCTCAGAATCCATTTCGCCTTGTATTCTATCAATATCATCTTCTGAGAAACGA